GATGCGGAGGAACATAAGTTGCAAGATCAGTGTACTTCTGAATCATGTGAGAGAAGTGAATGTCTTCACCAACAATCGGAGGAATCTCACCCGTTGGGAGTTCTCTCCATAGAACACTCAGAAGATCTCTTGGAAAGAACCATGAGTGACCAACGATGTCTACTTGTGTGGTTTCCTCGTTGGGATCACACCAACCAACTCTGCGAAGTTTTTGCCATGAGTAATGTCGATCACCGAACAAAACACCTACCGTACCGAGAAGTCCCTCATGTGTCTTCATTGTTTGCAGACAGTTCTCAATCCACTTTTCGCCGGGAATCGTATCATCGTCGAGGACACAAACGTAGTCTGCTGTGGAGTTCAATGCAAAAGCAAATCGAGACCACACCCCAAGGTTTTGGTTGCAGTTTGCAAAGATCATCCTGTCTTGAAGTTCTTGTGAAACTTCTTGTTCCGATGAGTTTCTCCATCCGTAAATTTGATTTACCTTGATGGTTTGATTATCAACAGCCTTGATTTGCTCATCCAACCAGCGTGTTCTTCTGTAACAATTCAAAACCACATCAACTTTAGGTTCCATACTGCATTCCCATCTTTCCTTGAAGTGTCTCGGTGCTACCCCAATATTGTTTTGCGTATACCTTTTCATTACCACTATACTCTAGACCGCTGTAATGTCTAGGAATAAAGTAATGACTTGGATAAATTCTTAGTTTGTTGTATTGCATCTGCTGAACGGTGGCTGTCAAAAACTGAGGTCCGACTATTTTCCATGCGGTCAGATTTGGTGCGTTTGATAGAGCAACATCTGGCATCAATCCGATTCGTTCGATCATCCTTTTCATCAGATCGTTTTCTTTTGAAGCGGCTAGATACCCGTTCGACATAAGTCCCGTTCTGATGTACTCATTTTCCCAGCAACAAAAAGAGTCATTGTCCGTGAAAAAATCATCGAGAGGATTTACGCATTCTGCATCCGCATCAATAAAAAACCCGCCGTGATCGTGGAGCAGTTCATACCGAAGTATGTCTGCCTTACCGGCGAGTTCTTTCATTGCGTCAAACTGAATCTTGTTTCTAAGTTGTGGAAGATTCTCATCCGTCCATAGCATATGCTTCCATGTAGGATTTTTATCCTTCCATGTTTGAATGAGATTGTCCGGTCTTTTTGACTGGTCACCAACCCAAATCTGGTGAATGATCTTTGGTATCATAATATAAAGTTCCTTGTTTCACGATTTCATTTCTTCCCGATATGATATTTAGGACAGAGTTCCCACTGATCTTTTTCTCGGTGCGGGATAATTTTGATTTGCTTGATAGATGCCATAGGTTCTTCAAACTTACTTGGATTCACTACCTTTAGCAGACCCCACTCATTGAGAAGACTTGCGATCTTATTTCTTCTTGCGAGATCATTTTCGTCAAGATTCGTAGGCAGACCGTCAAGTGCAAATAGTTCTTTGAAGTGTACAATGTAGTACTTTCCTCGCTTGTGGAGGATGTGACAAGACTGCCAGAGTTTGTTTTCTTTGCGGGAGGAAACACCAATTCGTGTGAGGGTTTCTCGTACCTTTAGAAAATCATCTTGTTCTTGCAAAGTCACCTCAAGTAGATCATCGATATCAATATCGATGTACTTCTCTTCTTCCATGCTCATTATTGTTTCTCCTTACACATTAGACATTATGAACACGGAAGTATTTAGGAAAAAGGAGCCTTTCACCCCCCTGTATTCATGTCTGAACGAATATTGGAGATATCTTGATCCGTAAGAATGTCCATGACCTCCTTTGTCTTTCGATTGTTGTATCCGAAATACTCTTTCACGATATCAAAGTCGCTAGATTGCTCGTCTTTGAGCCATTTACTGAATCGCTTTCTCTTTCTAGTCGAAAGACGATAGTACTCGAACTGCATCTTGTTGTCGATATGCGGTCGCATATTCATGTTGTTACACTGTAGAATCGTATCAGGGAAGTACGACAGGCAACGATTTACGACAAAAGCAGGATACTTCTTCTCAACCCAATCATCCTCGGTATCCATGATCGGATCTTTGGTATAGTTGATCGCGTTGAGAAAGTCTGTCAGTTTCACTGTGTCATATCCGTATCTTCATCTACAATTGCAATGATATCCTCATGCTTGAGAATGTCAAACCCTGAAATATTCTGTGCGAGTTGTTGGTGGTAGATGACCCAATCACCATTTTTGTGCGTGGTCGTTACTTCTTTTCCACTCGGCAGAACAGTCGGTTCACCAACCGAAACGACCTGACCTTTTACAAAAGCCTGCTCTTTCTTGTTATAGATGATACCAGCGTGCGTGGTTTCTTCTTTTAGTTGATGCCGCACGACTGCGGTTTTTCCTCTTGCTGGATAAAACTTACTCATTTGTATTCACACTCCATCATTAGTTCTACGAGACAAGCCGTCATGTTGATCTCATGATCGGCAACAAAAGCAGACTTGTATTGATAGTCTGCTAGAATCAGAATCGCCTGAGGGACGGTTCTTGGTTCAAGATAATCATTTAGCGAGTCGTAGAGTTTACGAAACACCTGAGATTGGTCATTGTCAAGATTGGACACGACCCACTTTCGCACCTCTGTGAAATCCTTCGTCTTCATTGCAGTCATCAGATCCTTGACCTGAATCTCACCGATCTGAGATAGGATACCCGAATCGATTGTCCCCGCAACCGAATAGCGTTGAAGTTCGTTGATGATTCGACGGAAGTCGGGGAAGTGCTTCATAATGAGTTGAGCGAGAACACCCTCCTCGTATCCAACACCTTCCCCGTCGAGAATCCCCTTGATCCTGTTCATGATCTGCATCGCTAGTGCAGGCTTTTCTTTTGCAGGCATCCTAAAGTCGATACATGTGCATCGTGAATGGATTGGATCAATGATCCGATTCTTGAAGTTACAGGTAAGAACGAATCGACAGTTTTCTGCAAACTCTTCGATGAATCCTCGAAGTGCAGGCTGTGTTGATTGTGCGTTCGAGTAATCAAACTCGTCGAGGATCACAACCTTCTTGCCGCCGTTGAGTGAGATGGTGCTTGCGAAGTTCCGAATTTTAGTTCGGAGCGTGTCAATGTTTCCATCTTCGGAGCAGTTCACGATAATATGATCTGCACCCAACTCATTGCAGAGAGCCCGGGCTATGGTAGTTTTACCACAACCCGGACCTCCCGACAACAACAGATTTTGTGACTCGTTTGAGTTTACCATCTCCCTGAAAGTATTCTTGATACTGTCAGGCAAGATACACTCATCGATAGTCTTGGGTCGATATTTCTCAACCCAAAGGTACTGTTTGTTTTCCATGTTGTCTCCGTTCACGCAGAGTAGCGTGAATCACTTTCAAGTGCAATCCAATACTTCAAGTCCAGTTGAGTGTGAGTAAACTGACTCACAACCTTGTCCGTCACATCCACCCGATAGTCGCCGGGAAGAAGTTTCAGATTTTCCACACGGAAGACAAACTCGAAATCACTCTCGACAGACATTTCACCCAGTTCCACAGAGTAACTGTTGGTGGTATCGTCCTGTCGATCAAGTGCGACCATCACAATGGTGGTTCCTTCACTACGAACAACAAGATCCGGAAGTTGCATCACGGATGACGCACGATTGATTTCGTTCAGTGCGTCTTGCGTAAGATTGAAAGAAACCACAGGATCAGGCATCACAATGTCCTTAGTAGGAACCGTGAGCAGTCGAGGTTCACTGTAATAGTAGTTGACCGACGAACCACCCGAACCAGAAATGGTCACGGATCGTTCACCAAATTCAAAAGACGGAGAATCGAAAAGCGATACCGTCCCGAGAAACTTGTTGAGATCCCAGATACCAAACTCAGTATCAAAGGTCTCAGGCACAGTAGCAACCGCCATAATATTCTTGACGGGAGAGATCGTCTTGATCGTGTCACCCGGCTTGACGAGGATGTTGCTGTTGATTGAAGCAAAGTTCTTGAGCAGATCAAGCGTCTGCTTAGACATGCTAGTTCCAGTAGTTGTTGTCATAACAAAAAATCTCCTTGAGGTTCCTAACCATAATACTCTTCAAACTCATCGAAGTCAAGGTCTCCTCGCTTCAATTCTCGAATTATTTCATTTGATCTCTTACGTTGAGATTTGTTTTTTTCCTTGTGAGCCTTTCTCTCAGACTTTCTGGCATCGTAGTCATCCACTACGAACTTTTTGAAACGCTTCTTTCCCTTTTTCATTCAAAATTCCTCGATATGCTCCATTAGATTTTTCAGTCGCTTGGTAACGAAGTAGTTGAAAAGTTTTGATCGACTGCCGTTTATAGGCTTGTTCCATTCGTTTTCGATATCAGCAATAAGCCACTCTGGGATTCGGTCGAAGTCAATCATGCTTTGATTTCTATCCCAATTTCTTTCAAGACCTTTAGGTGCTTCTCCGAAAGCAAGATCCTCATGAATCACATTTAGTGTTTTTTGCGTGAGTCTTTTTTGCCTTTTATCCGGAGATACGAAGGTATCATCATCAGACAGAACATTTGGAATGCCGTCTGACGAGTCTCCTCGGATGATATGCTCCTTGAGAAAAGACTCAGGATCCTTGCACTTTAGTTTCTTCTTTGTCCGTGGACTAAATTGCTCTACGTTAGGATATCTCTGTAGTTGCTGGAAGTCCTTGTCCGAAGAGACAATCATAATCTTTTCTTGACCGTGATACTTTCGTGCTAGATGTGCGATGATATCATCAGCCTCCGCTCTTGGAACGAGCATCACCTTGTAGGGAAAAGTCTCTGTGATTTCTTCTCTAATATCCCTGATCGTAGAAAAAACGGATGACCAGTCAAAATCAGATTGACTTTGCTTTATCTTTCTAGGCTTCTTGTAGTGTTCAAAAATATCTTTACGCCAGTAATTACCAGCATCGAAAGTCAAAACGATGTCACCATAGGAGTCACCGAACTGCTTACGAATTAGTCTTAGATTGTTCAAAGTAACGTGACGAACAAGATCTTCACTGATCTCTTCGGTGTTCTTTGTCATCGCAAAAATATTTGACAACACCACTTGATGCATGTCTACTAAAATCATTTTGTTTTCGCTTTCTTTGCAGTGTCCACTGCTTTTTTTGCTGCCTGTAGGTAGATGTCTGCATGACCTCTCATGTATTCGCGGTCTTCTTTCTTAGAGTTTCCCTTTTCAAAAAACTCCTTTTCGACAAACCACTCATGTTTGATCTCATCTCCCCAACGAATCTGCACACGAACATCTTTCTTCGGAATGAATGAGGGATACTCGGATGCGTCTGCTCGACGGTAGACTTTCAGTTTGAAGTTTGGGTGGATGAACGCAAGACCCTCCTCCATATACCTTTGATAAGATATATGGGATTGGGGATTGATACCGCTAACGAAGGGACCATCGGGAAAGTTCCCCGGTCCCTGCCACGAAGGATACTTCGGTGCATTTCGTTTAGCGGCTTTCTTGGTTCGCTTTTTACGGCTAGTAGTTTTCTTACTCATGACTAAAGTGTATCATGTCTTGGATCAGTTTACAACCCATTCTGAATAAACTTCTTGACGATCTCCCTCATCGAGAGGGAACCTGTATACGATTCTCCGGACACCAAAGGCATTTTCTTGTAGGCACTTTATGCGTCTGCCTTTTGTCATGTCTTTTAGAGGTTTCATATCAGTTTTTCTTCTTTCTTCGTGAATAGCCACTAGGAGGTTGTCTTTATCCTCCCATCCAATGATGTCCTCATACGGGCATGTGATTCTATCACCCTTTTCGTAGTAAGGAAGAATCATCGGATCTTTGAAGTTGAAAAATCTACATTCTCGATACTCGGCTAATTCTGTGTGCTTAGTTTTCACTGATCCTTCAATTGCGATTGTTTCGCCATCTGGAGATAAATGAAACTTCTGCCACGAAAACTCCATCTCTCTTTTTGCTTTTTCAGAAACGAACTCGGTTCGATCTCCGGTGTCTAGCCTAAAGATTGTTTGAGACTGGTAGTCCTCTGCACAGAGAAGATAGTCATGACCGTCGATATGATCTTCGACAAACAAGAACGGAAACTTCTCTCCGTTTCTTTTGATGTTTGCAATTATCTTGTTACCCTTTTTGATTTTTGCAAGGGTGTAAGCGAAGTATCTGTCACCGTGTCTGAACACAACAGGCAATATTTCAATTTTATATCTACCTGTTTCGGAGGGGTAAATCTTTTTCTTTTCGTGAAGATATTTTCCTTTCTGGAAAACGGTTTCCACTTTTCTTCTGTGAGTTTTATACCAATCTTGACGAGTGTGATTTTCGTTCATCGAAATCCTCCTATGATTTTTCCTCCATCGTGTATTCAGTCTAATTACTTCACTTCAAGCGTTTCCCTTTCTTTCTCTAGAGAGTTTTCAAGGGTGTTTAGTACAAAAGCATATGCTTCGTATGGATCCATGTTCCCACCGGGACGACGATCCTCAATGTAACCTTTCCATGAGTTACGAACGGTAAACATGGGAATACGGATGGACGCAGTTCTGTCCCCGTTGCCGTGTGTGAACTTATCGTAGTGTTGTGTTTCACAGTCTCCGGTAAGTCTATCTTCATTACCCTCACCATAAACCCTCATAGCCTGCTTGTGGGTTTCTTTCAGTTGATCAATCAGACCGTGGATGTACTTTGAACCACCTTCTTCACGCATCTTTTTAGTGCTAAAGTTGATATGACAACCCGACCCATTCCACTCCGATCCAAGAGGCTTTGGAGAGAAATCGACCGACACACCTGCCTTTTCTGCGATTCTCATTAGAAGATAGCGACTCATCCAAAGATCGTCTGCTGCTTCAAGTGGTTCGGTTGGTGAAAGTTGATACTCCCATTGTGATGGAGCAACTTCGGCATTTGTTCCGCACAAAGGAAGTCGCATCATCTGACAGACAGCAGCGTGGGTTTCGACGAGTTCTCTACCGCTAATCAAACCACCCGCACCACAATAGTATCGACCCTGACCTTCTTGGGTGTCTTTATCAAAATTGATTGGGGTGTTGGTTCTATCAACAATGAAATACTCCTGCTCAGGAGCGAACCAATATTCCTCTTTGTTTCCTGATACAGACTCACGAAGAATCGCTCGACTGTTTGACTCAATGGGTTCCGATGTGGTGTCCATAGTCATCGCTTCACACAACACGAAGAATGATGGCATATCAGTTTCTTCGAGCGGATTTGCATAGACACGAACAGGATTCAACATAATGTCACTGCTGCTAGTATCTGCTTGACCTGTGCTGGAT